CGCTCGTGGTCTACACGCGGCTCCGGAAGGCGATCATGCCGGCCGCGTGTGTCGAGGATCGACAGTGAGCCAACATCGCCCACCGCCCGTGCCCTACAGCGTGCCCTACACGGGCGAGCGCCTGGAGTGGGCGATAGAGGTCATCGGCTGGAGCAAGAACGAGTTCGGCCGCCAGCTGGACATGCACCCAGCCTCCGTGCGGCAGATGCTGGGTGGTCATCGGTTCATTCCCCCCGTGCTGGCGGCCTGGGTCGAGACGCTCGCGGCGATCCATTTGGCGCTGGCCAAGCCGATCGGCTGGGACGGCAAGACGCGGCCGAGCAAGGATAGCGAAGACGAAGCGGACCCGTGAAACTTGACAACCGGGGGGGTTTATGTCGTCAGATCGCCATAATGCGGGTTTTGTCGCGCTGCGCCCGTATCTTAACCAATTCTCCCCTCGTTCCACTGTCACTACGGCTTGCCGTCATAGGCGGTCCCGATGGTCGCTATCTCTGTCAAGCCGGACGTCCGGGCGACCACCGCCGCGCTAAACGACATCGTCCGCAAGCAAATCCCCTTCGCCACGAAGACCGCGCTGAACGACGTGGCGTTCCTGGTGCAGACCGGCGAGCGGATCAACATCCAAAAGGTCTTCACGTCGCCACGGCCGTTCACGGTGAAATCGGTCCTGGTCAACATGGCGACCAAAGCCCGCCTGACAGCCGTTGTCTACATCAGGACGGAGGTCGCCAAGTATCTGCAGCCCTACGAGACCGGCGGCGTGCATGTGCTCCCCGGCACCGCGCTGCTTGAGCCAAAGAACATCCCACTCGACCAGTACGGCCAGTTGCGCAAGAACACGCCGGCACGGTTGCGAGCCCGCAAAAGTGTCTTCGTGGGCACGGTGAAGGGCATCACAGGGTTCTGGCTGCGGCTGCCGATCAAGCGCGATCCGCTCACCAAGAAGCTGATCTACCACATCAAGCTCTTGATCCGCTTCGGCGATGCGCTGCCGGTCCACAAGCATCTTGAGTTTCACGAGCGTGCGGTGGCCATCGTCAAAGCCACCTTCCGCGTGGCCTTCAACCAAGCGCTCAGGCGGGCCTTTTCCACGGCCAAGAAGCCCTGACCATTCTTGAAGGGCGATCGAGATGTCTGACCGCCCCGGCCATCCCGTCGGCACCATCGCGGCGCTGTTCGACCTGACGGAGCGGCGCGTGCAGCAGCTCTCGGCCGAGGGCGTGATCCCGCGCAACAGCCACGGCCGCTATGAGATCGGCCTGGCGGTGCGCGGCTACGTCCGCTACCTGCGCGAGCGGGCCGTCAAGGGCGATCCGGCCGGTGCGGATGATGTCGGCGCCTCGCGTGCCAAGCTGCTGAACGCCCGGGCTCGCCTCGCGACCCTGGAGGCCGACCAGTTCGAGGGGCAGCTGCTGCGCCGTAGCGACGTCGAGAAGGTCTGGGGCTCGATCATCTCCAATGTGCGGACGCGGCTGCTGGCAATCCCGCAATCCACGGCGCAGGCGATCTCTTATTTGCAGACGCCCGGCCAGATCGCCGGCCTGCTCACACAGGCGGTGACCGAAGCTCTTGACGACATCGCCGCCACCCCCGTCTACGTTGACGCCATACCGAGTGCTGAGCGAGAGCCTGGCGCTGGCGGTGCGCGCGACACTGGCGGTGGCGCAGTCGCCGCCGACGCTGACGGTGTCGCAATGGGCGGATCAGCGCAGAGTGTTGAGCGCAGTGTCGTCGGCGGAACCGGGGAAGTGGAATACGACCCGCCAGCCCTACCAACGCGAGATGATGGACGCGATGGGCGATCCAGCGATTCCGCTGGTGGTGCTGATGACGTCAAGTCAGATAGGCAAAACGGAAACGATATTAAATCTGTGCGGCTTCCACATGGACCAGGACCCCGCCCCGATCCTCGTTATCCAACCGACGTTAGACATGGCGAAGGCGTGGAGCAAGGATCGGCTGGCGCCGATGCTGCGCGACAGCCCCGTCTTCCGCGGAAAGGTCGCTGATGCGCGCACCCGCGACAGCGGAAACACCGTTCTGCACAAGACCTTTGAAGGCGGCCAAATCACCATGGCCGGCGCCAACAGCCCGGCATCCCTGGCGTCGCGGCCGATCCGAATTCTGCTCTGCGATGAGGTGGACCGCTATCCGGCATCCGCCGGCGATGAGGGCGACCCGCTAGCCCTGGCACAGAAGCGCACCACGACGTTCTGGAACCGCAAGACCGTCTTAACCTCGACGCCGACGATCAAGGGACTGAGCCGCATCGAGCGGGCATGGGAGACCACGGACCAGCGTTACTACGAGGTGCCGTGCCCGCAGTGCGGCGAGATGCAGAAGCTGGAGTGGGGCGGCAAAACCGCGGCACACGGCTTCAAGTGGCGCAAAGATGAGCAGGGGCAGCACCTGCCGCACACCGTCGTCTACATCTGCGTTAACGGTTGCATCATCGAGGAGCAGTCGAAGCCGGAGATGGTGCGCGCCGGGCGCTGGCGGGCGACGAAACCGTTCAGCGGCATCGCCGGCTTCCACGTCTGGGCGGCCTACTCCTGCCACGTCAACTCGTCCTGGCCGACCTTGGTGCAGGAATGGCTCAACGCGAAGGGCGATCCCTTCACCCGCCAGACCTTCATCAACCTGGTGCTCGGCCAGTCCTACGAGGACCGCGGCGAGCGCGATATCGGCGAGCTGGGTCTGCTGCGCCGCTGCGAGGTCTGGGCCGGCGAGGTGCCCGGCCAGGTGGCGGCGCTGACCGTCGGCGTCGACGTGCAGGACGATCGCGTCGAGCTGGAAGTCGTCGGCTGGGGCCGCAACGAGGAAAGCTGGTCGATCGCCCATGAGATCATCGAGGGCGATCCCGAAGGCATCGAGGTCTGGGCACAGGTCGACGCCTTCCTGAAGCGGCGGTGGCGCCGGGCGGATGGCCGCGAGTTCGAGGTCCTGGCCGCCTGCATCGACTCAGGCGGTCACCATACTCAAAGGGTCTACGAGTTCTGCAAGCAGCGTCTCGGCCGGCGCATCTGGGCGATCAAGGGTGAATCCGCGCAGGGTGGCAAGCGCTCGCCGGTCTGGCCGATCAAGCGGCCGACGTCGCGCAACAAGCAAAGTTTCCGCCCGGTGATCATCGGTGTGAACGCCGCCAAGGATGTCATTCGTGCACGTCTGCACATTCGCGAACCGGGACCAGGCTACTGCCATTTTCCGACAGACCGCGACATCAACTACTTCGCGCAACTCGTTGCCGAACGCTCCATCGTCAAGTCGCTGCGTGGCCATCACTACCGCGTCTGGGAACTGCCACCGGGCCGCGCCAACGAGGCGCTGGACATCAGGGTCTATGCCTACGCCGCGCTCTGCGGCCTGTTCTACTTCGGCTTCAAGCTCAACAGGCGCGCGGATGAAGTGGCGGCGGGCGGACCCGTGGTGCCGGCGCCACGGCCGATGCCGGCGGCCCCGGCGCGACCGGTGCCGGTCAACCAGTCGCCCGGCCCGACCGTGACGGCACAGGTGCCGGTGGCGCGTTCGCGGCTGAGCCGCCTGACCAGTTAGGTGACACCATGGTTTGTGGCTATTTCGACCAGAACCGGACGCTTCTGGCGGGCATCCCGCGCGCCACGCTGCTGCTGTGGCGGCCACAGTTGCAACAGGCGATGCTGAACATCGCCCTCGGCAGTCAGCCGCTGTCGCTGTCCTACACCCAAGGTGACGGCTCCAAGTCGATCACCCACAACATCGTCAGCGTGGCGCAGGCGCAGAACCTGCTGCAACTGGTCAACCGTTGCCTGGGCCTGCCGGCGGTGCGCCGGCCGATGCGACCGTATTTCGCCTGATGGACAACCCGGTCAGAATCCTCGGCCCTGACGGCAAAGCCCTGCCGCCGAGTGGCCGCAAGCTGGGCTTTGCCGGCAGCCGCAACACGCCCTATGACGCCGCCGACATGCTCAGCCCCCACATGGCGGCATGGACGCCATACCTCTGGTCGGCGGACGGCGAGCTTAATCTATACCGCGACCGGATCGTCGCCCGGGTAAGAGACGCAGTAAGAAACGATGGCTGGGCCAGCGGTGCTGTTACCAGAATCCTCGACAATGCGATCGGCGCCAACCTGCGCCCGGTTGCCAAGCCGGACTGGCGCTGGCTGCAACGGGAGTCCGGCAACAAGGCCTTCGACCATGACTGGTCGCGCGAGTTTGGCGCCGCGGTGGACGGCCACTGGAACGCCTGGGCGAATGACCCGGCGCGCTACTGCGACGCCACCCGCAACCAGACCTTCACGCAGATGGCGCACACCGCGTTCCGGCACGGCCTGGTGGATGGTGATGCGCTGGCGACGCTGCCCTGGCTGCCGGGGCGGGTTTCGTCCGGCCGGGCGCGCTATGCGACGACGGTGCAGCTGGTCGATCCCGACCGGCTCTCCAACCCCTATCTGGTGTTCGACCAGCAGACCATGCGCGGCGGCGTCGAGGTGGACCGCTACGGCGCCGCCATCGCCTATCACATCCGCAAGGCGCACCAGGGCGATTGGTTCAACGCGGCCGAAAGCATGACGTGGGAGCGCGTGCCGCGCGAGACGAGCTGGGGGCGTCCGGTCGTGGTGCATTACTTCGAGCATCAGCGGGCGGGCCAGCATCGCGGCGGCGCCGGCATCTTCACGCCAATCCTGCAACGGCTGAAGATGCTGGTGAAATACGACAGCGTCGAACTCGACAGCGCGATCATCAACGCGATCTTTGCCGCCTACGTCGAAAGCCCGATGGACCCGCAGCTGGTCAAGGAAGCCATGGGCGGCGGCGAGGGCTTCGATGAGGCCTCGATGAACGGCTACCAGACCGACCGCGCGCTGTGGCACCGCGAGAACTCCATCATGCTCGGCGGCGCGCGCATCCCGCAGATGTATCCCGGCGAGGCGATCAAGACGGTGGCCGCTGCGCGCCCGTCGACCAACTTCTCCCCGTTCGAGGACGCCATGCTGCGCAACATCGCCTCCGGCCTCGGGCTGAGCGCACAGCAGGTCAGCAACAACTGGTCGAACGTGAACTACTCCTCGGCCCGCTCCGCCGCGCTGGAGGCCGGCAAGACGATGGATCGCCGCCAGCGGGATTTCTTCACCGGCTTTGCTTCGCCGATCCGCACGGCGCTGATGGAGGAGATGTTCGCGGTCGATGACCTGCCACTGCCGGCTGGCGTCGTGCCGGCCTACGAGGACTGCCGCGCCGCCTACACGCGCTGCGAGTGGATCGGGCCGCCGAAAGGCTGGGTCAACCCGATCGACGAGCGCGCCGGAGCGGTCCTCGGCATGGATGCCGGCATGTCGACGCTGGAACAGGAATGTTTCGCTCAAGGCACGGACTTCGAGGAGATATTGCATCAGCGCGCCTACGAGATCAAAAAATTCGATGAACTCGGCATCCCGAGGCCAGAGTGGGCCGGGCTGTTCACGGCGGTCGAGGCCTCGAAGAAGCCGAAGAAGCCCGAGCCGGAATGAACCGCCTCCCGTTTCTCTCGCAACGGCTGTTCAACACGCCGCTTGCGGTGCATCCCGGCAAATTGGAGGTCGTGATTGGCGCCCTGGCGGAGCGCCTGGGCGTCGCCTCGATGACCCGGCTGAACGGCGAGACGATCGCCCTCGCGCCGATGGCCTACCATGACGAGGACGAGTTCAGCCGCGCCGGGCGGGTGGCTGACATGGGCTATGACAACGTGGCCGGCGTGGCGGTGATCCCGGTCTGCGGCACGCTGGTGCAGAAGCTCGAATCGATTCGCCCTTATTCCGGCATGCAGGGTTACGATACCATCCGCTCTGCATTCCTGTGCGCGCTGGAAGACCCGGACGTGCAAGCCGTTGTGATGGATATCGACTCAGGCGGGGGCGAGTGCGCCGGACTGTTCGATCTGGCGGACGAGATATATGCCGCACGCGGCGCCAAACCGGTCTGGGCGATCCTGTCGGAAAGCGCCTACAGCGCGGCTTACGCCCTGGCCAGCGCATGCGACGTCATCACCGTTCCCCGCACCGGTGGCACCGGTTCGATCGGCGTCGTGGCGTGTCACGTCGATCTCTCGAAGGCCCTGACGAGCGCCGGCCTGGCCGTGACGTTCATTCAATACGGCGCCCGCAAGACCGATTTCGCCTCGGAGAAGCCGCTCAGTGACGCGGCACTGGCCTTGTTCCAGGCTGACGTCGACGAGTTGGGTGAGTTGTTCGTCAAGACGGTCGCGCGCAACCGCGGTCTGTCCGCCGATGCCGTCCGCAGCACGCAGGCCGCGACGTTCCAGGGCTCGGCTGGCGTCAGCCTCGGACTGGCGGATGCCGTGATGTCGCCGGATGCCGCCTTCCGCGAGCTGATCGCCAGTCTCGCTTAACCTCAGAGGAAAATATCAGATGAGACAAGCTCTCTTGGCGAGCGGGGCCTCGTTCGCGCATTTGCTCGGCCGCGGCAACGCGGCCAAGACGAAGGCGGAGGATGACGACAAGGACAAGGAAGACGACGACAAAGACAAGAAAGACGACAAGAAGGACAAGGACGATGAGGACGACGACGACAAGAAGGCCGTCACCGACGACGAAGACGACGCGGAGGACGAAAAGGACGACAAGACGGCCGCCACCGACGATGAGGACAAGGACGCCGCCTCGCGGGGCAAGTCCCGCAAGGCCAAGAAGGACGAGGACGAGGAGGACGAGGATGCCAAGGCCTCCGCCATCCGTGGTCGCGAGCGTGCCCGCTGCGCCGCGATCTTTGCCACCGCCGCCGCTGCCAAGCGCCCTGACATTGCCGCGCATCTGGCGTTCGGCACCAACCTGAGCGCCGGCGCCGCCATCAACACCCTGAAGGCGGTGGTCTCCGGCGAGATGCAGATGGCGACCGCGCCGCCCGATCGGCGGGCTGAGCTGCGCAACCGCATGGCGCAACAGCCGTCATACGACGTCGGCACCGAGACCGAGCAGAAGCCGCAGACCGGGCCGCAGGCGTTCGCCGCCCAAATGCTGCTGGCCGATCAAAAGCGCCGCGGCCTGGCCTGACGTCCCCACCCCGCACCGAGGAGACTTGTCGATGACCTTCACCATCACGCCGGTCGGGGACAACCCGTTCCTGCCGGGTGCCTCCGGCTATACCTACCTGCCCGATCAGCTCATCGCCGGCGGGCTCCAGCTTGTCACCCATAACGTGCTGCTGCTGGGCGGGCTGCTGGTGCGCGGCACGGTGATCGGGCGGCAGTCGAACTACGGTTTTATCGCCGCGCACGGCACCAACACCGGCAATGGCACGATCGGCGCGATCACCCCGGGGGCCGGCGCATCGGTTCCGCCTGGCCTGGCGCCCGAAATCGGCGTCTACACGCTTGTCGCCACCAGCGCCACCACGTTCACGGTGACAGATCCGGAAGGTGTCGTGCTCGGTAACGCCACCGCCGGCACCCCCTATGTCAGCAATGAAATCAATTTCACCCTCACCGCGGGCGGCACCGCTTTTGTCGCCGGTGACAGTTTCACCATCACCCCGCAGCGCGGCAGCGGCAGTTTCATCGCCTGCGTCAAGACCGCCACGGATGGCAGCCAGGTGCCGGCGGCGATCCTCGCGGATACCTGCGATGCGACTGCGGGCCCGGTGACGGTCGGGGCGTACTTCATGGGCGAGTTCAATGCTGCCGCCGTCACCTTCGATCCCTCGTGGCTGCTGCCCGATCTGGCGATCGCCCTGCAGGCCAGGGCCATCCACCTGAAATCCTCGGTGACCGCCCTCGATCCGTCCTAAGTCGCTGCCGCGTTGCCGGCCCTGATTCACGCCCCTGACGGGGCCGCAGTGGAGCCTTCCCATGGCACTCGCCCCGAACCTTGCCTACGATACGATCGGCCTGATCGCGGTCATCCCGAACCTGAAGCGTCCGGTGACGTTTCTGCTGGAGAAGTTCTTTCCGAACATGGTTATGAGCGACACCGAATTCGTCGCCATTGACGTCGATGTCGGCAAGCGGCGCATGTCGCCGTTCGTCTCGCCGCTGGTCGAGGGGCGGCTGGTCGAGCAACGGCGGATTCAGACCAACATCTTCAAGCCGCCCTACATCAAGGACAAGCGCGCGCCCGATCTGCGCCGTCCGGTGCGGCGCATGATCGGCGAGCGGATCGGCGGCGAGATGTCGGGCCAGGAACGCGAGATGGCTAACCTCGCCTTCGAGATGACCGATCAGATCGACATGATGACACGGCGGCTGGAATGGATGGCCGCCGCGGCGCTGACCACCGGCACCATCACGGTGGCCGGCGATGGCTTCCCGACGCAGTTGATCGATTTCGGCCGCGACCCGACCCTGACGCTGGCGCTCTCGGGAACAGCAACCTGGACGACGGCCAACGTGGTCACCCAGTACGGCGCCCCCAACACGGCGACGCCGGTGGCGAACATCGAGACCTGGCAGCACAACATTCTGAAGAAGTCCGGCGCCGTGGTGAGCGACATCGTCTTCACGACGAGCGCCTGGCAGGGCTTCATGGCCGACCCGATCGTCAAGGGCGCGGTCTACTACCCGAGGCTCGGTGAGTCCGGCAACCTCCTCGATGTCGGCTCGCAGATCGCGGCGGGCGCCATCTACAAGGGGCGCTGGGGCCAGTACGATCTATGGCTCTACAACGAGTGGGCCGTCGATGAGAATAATTTTGAGAGGCCGCTGATCCCGGACGGCATGATCATCCTCGCCGGTCCCGACATGATGGGCACGCGCGCCTTCGCGCAGATCATCGATCCGGAGTTCAATTACGCTGCGATGCCGTACGCGCCGAAAACCTGGCTGCAGGAAGATCCGGCGCAGCGCTTTCTGATGATGCAGTCCGCGCCGATCGTCATCCCGTCCCGTGTCAACGCGGCGATGGCGATCCAGGTCTGCCCGGGCGTGCTGACCTGAACCGAGGAGACAACGCAATGGCAAAGGGTCCTGCAAACCGGCTGGCGACGCTGGACGCGGCCGAGGCGGACGCGCCACCGGAGGCAGACGCGACGGGCCTGGTGTCCGTGGTCGTGCATACGCGCCGCTCTGTCGTCTACCAGGTCAAGACCGGTGTGCAGATCAAGGATGGCGTCGAGGTGCCCGTCTACACCAACAAGATCGGCAGCGCCGGTGAGGTGATCCAGGTGCCGCCTGCAGAAGCGGCCTACCTGCGCACGCACGGCTTTCTGCACGATCCGATCACCGGCACCACCGCGCCCGTCCCGCAGCCGCCGCCGGAGCCTGAGTCCCGCCCGACGATCAACGGCAACGACGGCAGCGTGATGCAGGCCGGTTAGAATGGCGGTCGATTGGGACACGCTGGTGATCGGACCGACCATCGCCTGTTTCGGCGAGCCGGTCTCCTACCAGGCCGCCAACGCGACCTTCCCGATCATGGGCGTGTTCGACGAGGCGTTCAAGGAGCTGACGCCGCTTGGCGCCGGCGAGGTGACGTTCTCCGATGTGTCGCTGGGCTCGCTGGTGACCACCGAGCGGCCGGTTCTGGGTGTGCAGTTGTCGCAGTTCCCGCTGGCTTCGCCGCCGACCCAGGCCGATCTGCTGGTGGCGCGCGGCGCCTGCTACATCGTCAAGGAGGTTCGTCTTGACGGCCATGGCGGCGCCAAGCTGCTGCTCAACCAGATACAGGGGCCGTAGATGCTCATCGATGGCGTCTCCCGCCAGCAACTCAGACTGATGACGATGAACGCCCTTGTCGCGGCCGACACGATGGCTGGCAACCGGGTGTTCGGCTGGGCCGACTGGCCCACCCGTCCTGACCTCTTTCCGCTGCTGCTGGTCTCCGCGCCGCGGGAGCGGCGGATCTCGATCTTCCCCGGCACGCTGCAGTTCAACACCACCATCTCGATCGTGGTGAACGGGCGCCTGGCCGGACCGGTGCCGGGACCGATCGGTGCGGCACTGGAAAATCTGTCGGAGCAGATCACCAACGCGCTCTGCCTTGACCCGACGATGTCGCATGCCGTGCAGCAGTACAACGTGGTCGAGACGCAGACCGTGGTCAGCGCCGACGGCAAGCAGCATATCGGCGAGATCGGCATGACATTCGATCTGCTCGTCTTCCAGCAGTACGGCGTGGATGGCGTGCCGCTGACTGATGTTTCTGCCGCCTTCAGCGTCGACGAAGACGCGGCGGCGCAGACCCTCGGCGTCGATCTGCTGCCGGCGTCCCTTCCCTCCTGAACCGCGAGGAAATCAGCCGATGTTCGTCAAGCCGCGAGAGGGCATGCGCGTGCTCAGACCCAACAAGCGTCCGCTGCCGCCCGAGGGCGCCGAGGTGTTCGGCGACGAAATGTACTGGGAGCGGTTCAGGAGCCGCGGTGACATCGAAGTCGTCGACGACCCGCCAGCGCCCACGGAGTAAAAAATGATGTCCGGCACGATCAACTTCAAATACTTCCCGGCGAGCACCTGGCGCGTTCCCGGCTTCTACGCCGAGTTCGATGCGAGCTATGCCAACACCGCATTGCCGGCGCAACGTGCGCTGATCGTCGGGCAAGTACTGGCCGGGAACAGCGCGGTGCTGAACGTGCCGATCCTGGCCTACGCGCAAAGTCAGGTGGCGACGCTCTGCGGCACCAATTCGATGCTGACGCTGATGTATCAGGCCTATCGCCTGCAGGACGCATTCGGCGAGGTATGGATACTGCCGCTGGCCGATGATCCCGCCGCCACGGCGGCAACCGGATCGATCGTGATAACCGGGCCGGCAACCGCCGCGGGCACGTTGTCGCTCTACATCGCCGGCAATCTGGTGCCGGTCGCGGTCAACCAGGGCGACACCGCGACCATCATCGCCGCCAATATCGTCGCCGAGATGGCGCTGATCCTCAATCTGCCCTGCACCGCGGTTGCCGCCGCCGGGACGGTGACGCTGACCGCGCGCAACAAGGGCGTGGCACAGAACGACATCGATCTGCGGGTGAATTACCAGGCCGTGCGCAACGGTGAGCTGACCCCGCCAGGCGTTGGTTTCACCATCACCCCTTTCACCGGTGGCGCCACCAACCCGTCGCTGACGACCGCTTTCTCCAACCTCGCCACGCGCACCTTCGATTTCATCGCCGTGCCCTACACCGACAGCGGCAGCATGGCCGCGGTGACGGCGTTGCTATCCGATCAGTCGGGCCGCTGGAGCGCCATCGTCGGGCTCTATGGTCACGCCTTCTATGCCTATCGTGGCACCATAGGCGCGCGCTCGACGTTCGGCGTGAGCCTGAACAGCCAGCACCAAAGCGTGCTGGGTTACTACGACAGCCCGACCCCGGCATGGCTGGAAGCGGCCGACTGGGCGGGCGCGCATGCGGCCATCTACCGCACCAACCCAGCCATCGGCGTGGTCGGCCAGCCGCTCGGCCTGCTGGCGCCGCCACTCGCCAACCAGGATACGCCGGCCGAGATGGAGGTGATGCTGTATGACGGCCTCTCGACCTTCACCGTCGATCCATCCGGCCAGAGCCGCATCGGCAGATCGATCACCACCTATCAGACGAATGCGGCGGGACAGCCGGACAACAGCTATATCAACACCAATCTTCTGTTCCAGGCGATGTACGTGGCGCGCTATCTGACCACGAACGTGCTGACACAGTATCAGAACAAGATTCTGGTCGCCGACGGCGCCGTCATCGCCCCCGGCTCGCCCGCCACCACACCGTCGCTGATCTTCCAAGGCGTGTGCGGC